AGGTCGGAGGTTCAAATCCTCTCGCCCCGACAAGTTTTCACAAAATAGCCGAAAACACAACCTCATACGCACCCTCATTTTAGAGCATCCAGCAAGCCGGGATGCTCTTTTAATACCTTTTGCAGCGACTTCAACCCCTCGATATCGAGACCGCCCAGATCGATAAAATCACTGTGCGGACCATCGACCAGGCTATCGATTACCGACTGGACGTCATCGCCGGTGAGCTCAGCATAGATGCGGTCGGTCGTGCCGACGTTCTCATGCATCAAGTTCTGCGAGATCGCCTTCAAGTCCTTCAACGTTTTCGCCCGCTTCACCCCATAAACCGTAAACCCGTGGCGCAACTGGTGCGGATTGCGATACTTCAGCCCGGCCATTTCACACATCACCGCCAGGCTCTTTTCGAGGATTTGCCGGCGACCCTCAGATGGCCGGTACTCAGGCACCAGGTTCTCCCCTCGCCGGTCGATGGTAGCGCACCACATGGAGTTTTCCGGCAGCAGCGACCGCACCTTATCATCCCATGCTTTGACGATGTCGTAAATTTCCGGCAAAGGTAAAATGTAGGTTTGTCTGGCCTTGTGATTTTTTGTGCGCACCCCTGAGCTCGGATACTGATCGATGGTTTTCGCGGCAACGTTGATGCAACTGATCGGCAGCGTCACCAGCGCATCGGCCCGCATCGCCGAGAGGTATCCAAGGCAGACGATGGCCTGAGCGCGTTCTTCGTAGAGCGTCTTGACCGGAAGTCTGGCTATACGAACGATTTCTTCAAGCGGAAAAAATTCATGGGTCTTGACTTCGCTGTGAACGCTGTAGGCTTTTGATGGATGGATGGTCTCGATCCAGGAGGCGCTGATCTTGCTGTATTTTCTCGGCATTTCCTGCCGCGCCCATTCGAAAAACCCGCGGACGACGCTGCACGTGGCTTTCATCGTCGAGGCAGATAAGGCCTTTTCCTCGCCATCTCTGCGCGAAGTCTGCAAGTAAACCGGGAAGGTTGGATCGATCTCGCGGCACTGGTTGAACAGAATATCATCGGCCCATTCGAGTAAATGGGTCAGTTGTTCCCGCCGGCGGTGGATGGTTTTTTCATCCAGTTGCTTCACCCGACCGAGATAGTTCAGATATTCTTTTATATCCAGCCAATTTTCACGGTTGATCATTTTGATTTAATTCCACCTTGAAATTATCTTGATCGTAAATGTCAAACCATTCACCGCAATAATCAAATAGTGCTTTTCTTTCTTCTAAAATATGTTTGAGAGATTTGCATTTATAGATTTTCAAGTTCTTGCTGGCTGGGTTAGGATATGAAGTTCTATATCTTCTTCGGGGATATTTCGGAAGGAAATATAATGCGCGATCTTCGGTCTCAAGAACTCTCTCTGGAATGACTTCTCCATTTTGCCTGACCATTTCGGGAATTACTATTTCGTAACTCTCTTTTCGTAAAAAATAATAATTACCCCTGCTCATTCTTTTCCTTCTCTTTCTGCAAAATATGATTCAATGACTTCTTTCGCTTTTTTTAGCTTTGCAACGGTGTCATATTGCCTGGCCGCAGGGTGAGGTAAATAAATTACAGGATAATCCATTCCCTTGTCACATAAATTCATAATTGCTTTTTCATTGGCTTTACCAAAAGAGATCACCAAATCAGGTTTATGTTTTTCGATCACTTCTTTGATGTGATTCTCTTCTGGTGGAACAAATTGGCGAGGATTATTTGTTATCAGAGTACTTCCTTCTTCCCAAATAATTTTTTTGCAAATTTCCCAGCCGAATGCCGCGGATAACCTTTTTCCAGTAAGACTTCCGCCTTCAAAAAGAAGAGATTTGATCATTTGTAATCTGAATTCTTCATCTCTTTTTGAGAACATTTCCCGCAATTTTTCTGGATTTTTTACCCAGGTATTTTGAAGGAAAGCAACGACTATCTTTTTCTTGGGTGGAACTATTTTGATTTGAACATTACCTTCGGCCATTTATTTCCCTTCGCTTTCTTGCCGCAGGCAATCGATGGCATACTGCGGGACGATATACCCCATTGCGCGGAGTTCTTCCAGCTTCGCCGCCGCCTCGGCTGCCGTTTCGAGACAAAAAGATTTCCCATCCAGCGGCAATCCGATAGGTTCAAGGTGCGAACTTTTTAGCCATTTTGGACAATCAATGGCTAAATATTTAGATAGATTTTCAATCCCAGGGCCAGGGTATGAAGGACGTTTTATATCGCTGACATATTTTCTGCTTGCAACGTGAATCATAAATCCTTCATTGCTTTCGTAAACATAAACATCGCTCTGGTAACAATCAGATGACCATCTGCAATAGCTCATTGCTGTTTCCTCTCCTCATGAAAATCCAGATGAAAGACTGCGATGAAATTCTTGTTGTTTTTCTGAAAACCAGAAATAATCCTCGTTCATTTCTCGCCCTTCCCGCTCTTCAACCGATTCACCTTGCCGGCGCATTTCTCGCAGGTGCCGTAGACCATCACCAGATTGCGCTTGATATGCCGCTCGTGCGGATCCTGCATCGTCACCACCTGGTTGCAGCGGACGCACCATGCCTGGTTTTCTTCCAGGCCGATGGATTTCTGCGCCTTGTTCAACTCGTTGATGGCCCGCGCCCAGGCGGCGAAACTCTTGCCGTGAATCCAGATTTGACCGGATTTCTCGCGCCGGTGCGGGCACCCTGCCGGCAGGTAATTGCGGTAGATCGTCGTCAAAGAGATGCCGATCTCCTCGGCGATCTCGGACGGCTTATACTCCATGTCCAGCAGCCGTCCGAGTCGGATGATCTGCGGCCGCCGAAAGATCGGGCGGCTGGAATCGTCAGTGAACCTGCGCAAGACGTTGCCTCACACCTTGATAATATTGCAGCCAGATAAAACATTTTTCCATCGAGATATGCCAATCTGATTCTTTGAAATGAGCAAAACCAACGCTGGCTTCATAACAATATTTCCCGTCTATCTCAACTAAAGGAAAGAAGCTGACCCCAACATATTTATCTCTCGTGAGAAAGATCATCATCATATCGACCAACTGAGATTCAGAAAATGCATTCCCAAAAACTTCGAGAACCTTCTGGTGTGCCTCTCTAGCCGACATGAATTGAAGTTCTTCTTTATATTTCTCTGCTTCATCCCAGATCAGAGATTCTGCGCGCCTTTCGGGGTCGAGTTCGATGATGGCCATCAGAGCGGAATGTCTCCTGCCCCGGAATTATCAGGGTCGGATGCAAGCAGCTCGCCATCATCGACGGTGGCACCGGCAGCGGCAGGTTCAGCCTCGTGCGGACTGAGGAACTTGACCAGAGAAGCCGTGACCTCGAACGCGGAGCGCACCGTGCCATCCTGAGCCGTCCAGACGCGCGGGCCGCCGCTTTTGGCATCCACGCTCAGTCGACCCTCGACCATCACCAGCTTGCCTTTCTGCAGATAGTTATTGCAACTCTCGGCCAGCTTGCCCCAGGCCTATACCCGGAACCAGGTCGTTTCCTTTTGCTGCTGACCGGCACCATCCACCCACTGACGGTCCGTCGCAATCGAAAAGCTGGTGACCGGCTGCCCCGTCGGGGTAAAGCGCATTTCCGGATCGCGGCCCAGCCGGCCGATGAGAATCAGTTTTTGATACATAAGCGCACCTCGTTGTTAGATTATCTTTTCGCCAAGTTCTTTCAAATCTTGATTAACTGACTTGAAAGCTTCGTTTATGGAAGCAACTAGCATTTGCAGGGAATCAATGAGAAGCTCAGAGCATTGGAGTTTCGACGCCATTTCTTTCATGTTATTACCACTGATTTCTACAAATTCTCCATCGTCTGAATCATCTTCTTTTGATATCCAGACTCCCAATAAAATTGGCAATGTTCCCAGAGAGTCAAGACTTGTTTCAACCTCTGTTTTTCTAATGATTTTTTGCATTTCTCACCTTCCTTATTTTGAGATTACGTTTATTCGGCGTTTCGTGTGCATACACCGGAATTTTGATCACTTTTGCGTTTGGATCATCGAGAATAATTGGCGCGAATATCCTTTTTTTGAAATTCGCTGCCAGATCAAAAAATGCAGCATCCGAAATCGGGCGCGAAAATTGGATAACGGTCAAATATCTCATTTCACCACCGGGAACTCTTTGTATTCCATATCATCAAGTTCGCAACCCGACAGCTTCTTACCAACGCGCGACCATCCGCCATGATCAAAATCTTGGTGCCATTCTCCCCAGTTCTTGAAGAAAAATGGAACTTCAGCGATTTTGCATTGATCACGCAAAGAAATCACCCAGTCTTTATGTAAAATCCGCGCCTTTGGCCCAGTCTCGCCACCGCAGATCACCCAATCAACACCTCTTTCCATGCTTCTTTCTGATTCTTCCTGGCCAATCGAAAATAAATATGGAAAAATATTTACCGTCCCCAGCATTGGTTCCACGCTGACAAAATGAACTTTCGCAGGGCATTGCAACAAAAGCAGGATCCGCTGATCGGCCATTTCCTGATTTTCGGCCGTCACTCCCAGCCAAACGTTTGCGGGTGCTGGCGCAGGAGAATCCTTTATCAAAACTTTCTCTCCATTCTTCAACTCAACATGTCTTCCGGCGTCCATCAAAAACGCGAGCATTCGCTCTGGGCGTTTCGTGAGAATCATAAAGGTATGCTGCGGACATTTCTCCATTGCAATGAATACTTGATACAAAAATTTATCTGGAATATCCGGGTGGAACAGATCACTCATCGAATCGACGAAAATGCGCCGCGGCTTTTTCCATTGCCCTGGAATTTCCAACCGCTCCGGGTAAGTGGCCGGATTCTCGAACTTATGGCTGTGAGCGACCAGATTGCGGTTGAACATGCGCCGCGCGTAACAATGATCGCATCCCGCGCTGACCGGGGTGCACCCGACCGTTGGATTCCAAACTGCATCAGCCCATTCGATCCGCGTTGTGCTCATTGCTTTTCCTCATCGTCATCCATTTCATCGCCAGAATCAAACTCATCGCCATCCGGATCAGGCAATGCCGACCGACTGGGCAAATTCAAAATGTAAAGTTGAACCGGTTTTACCCGCAAACTTTCCACTGCGATGATCGCAGTTTCTTTTTCGCATGGAGTCATGCAATAAATGGCTCCGGAGCCATAATATTTAGTGAACGCTTTCGTTTCGCCAACTTCCGGAACATCTACGCGCAAGAAGGACTGGCCGCCAATCACCTGCTCGCTTACCAGGCCAGCGATCACGCTGTGACCAAATAATTCGACAATGCACCACTGTTCAAATTTATCGCTCATTTCCCTGCCTCTTCTTTCTCTGTCTGCGACTCGCCCAGATATTTCGGATGTTCGCTGGTCATATGCGCATGAAGGTCTTCAAACGACCGGTTACAGCAAGGACAAACGCCATTTGCAATGCGCCTTTTGATCTTGGTGAGCTGGCCCTTGGTTGCGTTACGTGAACGGGCCATTGCCTCGGCCTCTCCACGAAAATATTTAGCGTTTGATTCGGCACGTTCGAGCGATTTCCGTAGGTCTTTTATTGTTTGAGCATCACTAATGGTTTTGATAAGTGAATGCCCATTTGGACAATAGAAATCTTTACCGTCGCGCTTTCTTAGTTCGTTGAATCCATCAGTTACAGCAAAAGTAACCCCACATCCTTGTACTGGGCAAGTAATGAATACCATTTCCTCAACTAACGTTTCCATCTTTCACCTCTTCTTTCTCTACCTTATCCATCCAATCCTTGATTTCGCGCTCGTGCTCGTTCCACCACTTCATGCCGTTCTTGATGATCAACCGCGAGCCGACCATTCGTCGCGCCCCGGAGAGCTTGTTCGCGCTCCCGCCGGCCGTGCGCAAGTTGGTGCGGAATTCATCCATCACGTTTTTGGGGATTAGAGAGTCTGTCATTTTTTCTCCAGGGCTTCTTCCAAATAGTCAAATAAGGTCGGGGTCATCACCTGCTCTTCCATCTTCTGCAGATAGTGCACGCCGGCGTTGAAATAGTCAATGTTCAGCTCGATGCCATGGCCCAACCGTCCCAGCTTGACCGCAATATAGGGGACGGTGAACAGGCCGGCGAACGGGTCGAGCACCAGATCACCGGGATTGCTATAAAGGTTGATGGTGCGCTCCACCACGTCGAACGGCAGCGGGCAGATGTGTTTTTCTTCACGGCTGCGACTTTGCTCGCTATTGAGTGTGCGCATCGAGACCACATCATCCCAGACCAGCTCATTGGTCGATCTTGGCGGATCGTAGAACCATGATGCCGGCAGGTTATTGTCCTTTTCGAGCGCTTCGAGCTTTTCCACGTGCTTCTGGTAGTCATACAGCTCGCCCGGGTAGAGCGGAGTGTTGCCGTTCGACCTCCAAAAGCTATGCGCATCCACCTGCCAGCGTGCCCGGCTATAATCGGCTTTCGATTTTGTGACCGGATCATCCGCGTATGAATTCGAGATGTCGGTCGGCGCCTTGCGGAAAAGCAGCAGATATTCCGGCAGCCCGGAGCCCATTTTGCTGGCATCCTTGGTCATTTCCGTCCAGCCCAGCCGGTAAGTCGCAGCGTTTTCGCGCACCACATCGGTGACGATCGTGCGCCGGCCTTCATAGAGCCAGCCATGCCGGCGGAAGGCCATCACGCACTCATCGGAGAACGGTGCCACTTCCATGATTCCACTTTTCGTCTGATGGCCGTATAAAATGCGGTCCTTCACGTGGATAGCCGCCACGCGCCCCGGTTTAGTCACGCGCAGCAGTTCAGGAATCAGAAAATCCATCTGCTTCCAAAAAGCCTCATCGCTGGGGTTGTGCCCGAAATCCTCGTAACTGACAGTGTATTCGTAATGGTTCCCGAACGGGATCGAGGTATGCACCAGTCCGACAGAATCGCTGGGGATGCCCTGAATTTCGATCACGCAGTCGTTGTTGACCGCCTTAAAATACTTTCCGTTGACTTCCATGCGTTTTACTCCGATCGTGCGCGCCAGTCCAGCCTTGATCTCCTGATGCTGCAATCCGTACTTTTTGATGATCTGCTGCATTCGTTCGGCCAGGCGATCATGCTGCGCCCATTTGCGCTGCAGGGTCTTGACCACGTCATCCTCGCTCTCTGAGTAGAGGATATGCACATCGACCGGATGATCTTGCAGAAAGCGGTGGGTGCGGTGCACTGCCTGGATGAAATCCTGAAACTTGTAATCGATTCCCAGAAAGATATTGCTGTAACAATGGCGTTGGAAATTGCATCCGGAGCCGGCGATCTCAGGCTTGGTGGCCAGGATGTGAATCTTGCCGTGGCTGAAATCGAGAATGTGCTGTTCGCGGAGTTCGAGCTCCTGCGATCCATACACCGTGACGGCTTCTGGAAGCGTGGCTTCGATGGCGCGGCGTTCGTCTTCGAGCGTATGCCAGATCAACCAGTTGCGCTCCGGGTGCTCTGCCACGATCTTTTGCATTTTGGCAACGCGAGCGCTCAGGGTGGCGCGTTTTTCAGCTGAGGCTTCGCGCACTCCGCCGGCCGCATCCAGGAAGAGCCGGTGCTGACCTTTGTTGTCGGTCTGATTCCAGGCGCGCGTCTGATCGACAGGAAGGCGGTGCCAGTGCACCCGCAGTTCCGGAAGATCGTATCCTTCATCGGAGTAACCCAGGTCGGACGGTTTCGACAGAAACAGTGCCCAGCTCGATACCCACATCCAGAAATCCTCTTCCTGGCTTTCCATCAGGGTGAGATGGCCGGCTTCGGAGCTGTCGCGTTTGAAGAAGCGGGTCAATGCCTGGCCTTGATCCATGATGCCGAGAAAATCAGCGTAGTAGATCAGCTCTTTGAAATCGTTCGGGGAGGGCGTAGCTGTGCACACGAAACGATATGGCACATCCTTGAAGCGGTCGCGGAATACCTGGCTGGTCTTGCTTCCCAACGAACGCAGCACGGATCCTTCATCCAGGCTGACGCCGCAGAATTGATTGGTGGTGATATTGCCGTCGCGTACCCGCTCATAGTTGGTGATCAAAAAAGGCGTGTCGCCGGCGGAATCGAGAATCTCCTGATCGTCGCGCACGTAGCGCCATTTCATTCCCAGCGCCGGCCCGTCTTCTGCGACAAACTGATGCTTGACCCCGAGCGGGCAGATCACCAGAAACGGATACGCGTTAGGGTTGGAGCGCAGATCGTGGTAGATTGCCCTGGCCAACTCGCACTGGATGCGCGTCTTGCCCAGGCCAAAGCTCATGGCGATCAGCGCCCGGCCCATGCGTGCGGCCCAGCGGATGGAATCGCTCTGGTGCGGCTTGTTGCCGGCATCCAGAAAACGATCATCGAGATCGAAGCCGCTTTCCGGTGCGATGGTGATCTTGGTGTTCAAGAAGTCAAGATATTGATTCAAGTCTGTCATGGCATAATCCAAAATTTACTTATTGCGGTTGATCTTCCGACTGCGATCCTCCATCTTTTTACGGATCTTCGTTTTTTTGTCCTCTTTGCGCCGGTTGGGCGCGGACGGTGAATAAACTCTCACCGGGTGCTTCAGACGTTCGACAAATTCTCGTAAATAATCAGGTAATTCGTTCATTGGTATCACTCCTCGAAATTTATTTGACCGTCGCTACTGCGCTCTCTGTCTTCGGCACGGCATCGGGCAGATCGATCACGAACTGGAGAGTGACCTCGCGTTCCATGAAACCTTGCAGAATTTTTTCGAGAATCAGCTTGACTTTGCGCCGAGTCAGAAAATCGATCGTGTAACGGTTTTGCGCCGCAATTTTGATTGCATCGCCCTCGAGTCCGATAAATTCGAGCGAACGCATATAAGCGTCGTAGTCTGCCCGCGACATCTGCCTTTGCAGTTCACCCAGAGCCAGGAGCCAGGACTTGCGCGCTTGGTCATCGTCCGCTGACTCAACCTGACCTATCTCCGACTTCTCGATTAACTTATCTCTATCTTTAACTTGTCGCAGGCCTAGTGTACTTTCTAGACCGCCATCTAGTTTTCCAGATGGTTCACTACCTAGATCACCAGATGGTTGACTAGCTGGTTCACTAGCTGGTGTACCAGCTAGTTGATCTTTTCGGTCGTCATAACCACCCTTGGGGTTCCAGTTGATATCGATGATTTTGCGACCTGTCGTCTCGTAATGGCAATGATCATTCCACCCTGGCGGTGGCGGCCATGCGCTGCGTCCGGCCCATTGCATGCGTTGGTAACGCCACCAGTGGATGATCTGTATGTAGGTCTTGCCGTCCACCTGGTAAATTTGAATGAACGGATCGTCCCCTGATGCCAGCACGTCGAGTTCGGCCTGCACCTCGTCCAGCGAGATGTTGTCTTCCGGCCAGATCGCGGATCGTACCATGCCCGGCCGGCCCACGCAGCGCCCCTGGTCGTCTGCCGTCTCGATCAGGCCCTGCCAGAGATCGCGCTGCCGGTAGGTCAGCCTGGCGAAGCTCTCGCTGCTGCGGATTTCTTTGACGATGGAGTGTCCGGTCTTCATTTCTTCGCTCCCAGGGGGACTAAAATGTCGTAAGTGCTGAAAAACTCATCCACCGCCGTGACCTTGGCGCGCAACTCGGTTTTTCCGTCGTCTGCCATGACCGTTATCTGCTCACCTGCTTGCGGAAGTGGATAATCCAGGTCGGCTTCGATACTGGCAACGATTTCGTTCCTGCGAAAAATCCCAAAATTTTTCTTAATCATCGCCGTCCTCGACTTGGAAAGTGATAAAAGCATCATAGGTGTGCGCTTTTTCGTCGACTGCGTTCACCAAACCCGAATAACAACAATCCGGGAATTCCACGATCACTTGTTCATTCAGCACTGGCAATGGCTTGTTGGTGGGGATGTAAATATTCTTGAATTCCCGCCAGCATTCATCCGGTCCCGGTTTGGCGACGTTGGCGCAGATCAGAAGTCTCATTGCAGCCTCAACTGACCGTTCGGGTACCAGCGGTCGAATCCCTTGCGGATGGCGCTTTCCTGTTCAAGTAGTGAGATGCCGCGATCGTGCAATTCGACCTGCATGTAGCTGTTGGCCTCGTCCTGGTCCTTCAGGATCCAATACCCGCCGCGGATGCCGCCGGTCCCGGCAAAGGGGATGCCCCACTGCCGGCGCAGCTCGCTAATGGCCAGACGGATGGTGCGGTCGTCGGCCTTGATTCCCTGGCTGTTGATCTCGTCCACCAATTCGGTGCGTTTGATGGCCTTTTCGCGCCCGACATGGAACATCATCACCCGGATGAGCGCACTGATCAACTCGTCGCTGACCCCTTCGAGTTCGGCGGCCAGCGAGAAGCCTAGATTTAGGTTAGTTTGCGTCGCTTGTTTCATGGTTCCCTTTCTGCGGAGCCGGGTAGAGTCGGCTCCGCAAATTCGGAAGGCGGGGGTGATGAGGCCCCGGGGGAACGGCGAGGAGGGAGAATGCTCGTCGCCGGCCCGGCCGGGAGCTCATGCTCCGCTGCTCAAGATCATCTTTGGCTCAAGATTCGCCGGCAGCCACGGACTGAGATCGTCAGCGATGCTGACATCCACGATTATTCCGTTCTGTTCGCGCATCACCGTGATCGCCGGCGGGAATAAGCTAAATGTGGGAGATTCAACCAAAATGGTCCAGACGTGCCGTTGAATCTCAAGAAGCAAAAACTGAAAAAGCATTTGCTCGTTCGAAATAGCTAAACTGAAAATGAAATTGAATTCTGAATATCTCTTGATCAATCCGTTGATTCTGGATTGCGAAATGGCGGCCTGCTTGATCAGCTCAGGCAGAATCTCATACCCGCGGCGCGCAGAATCGCTCAGCCCCGCCGCTGGATCGGTGCAGGCGATCGGCATGTCACTCATGGCAAACCGGCCGCGTCAGAAAGCGCACCAAAAATAAAGCATGCGCGAAATCGCCAGTGAAAAGGGAATGGATAAAAATACGTCTGAAAATTCTGGAGTTGTAGTTCTTGGCTCTCATCATTCGCCTCCGGTAGGAGAGCCCAGGGGAATTGGGCTCTCCGGTTCTTTTCGTCCCGGATTTCCTAGTCGTATTATTCCGGGTCTTGGCTTCCTTTTTTGTGCAATACGGTAATTTGTCGTGGAGAATAATCACATGTTTTTTACCAGTCAGAAGCCGGTGCTTTTCGCCGGGGAAGAGGAAGATCAGACCCCGGGGATTGCCATTTTGTCAAAGTTCAGCCCGCTCACCCGCCCTGCGGATGCCGCCGTGCATTTCCTACCACTAACCGAATCCGTGGATTCGGGTGAGCGCTACTTTTGTCTCGAATCAGCCCATCGGTACCCGGATGCGTGCGCCGTTCTCTTGCAGGATTCGTAGTCCTCTTTGCAGCCGGCACACTTCTTTGAGTACCACGCCAACTTTGTCTTTGGGGAGTTCGTTGGCTGCTAATTCGAGATTTTCTGCTGCTGTGTTCACCAACTCCGCTGCTTCGTCTTGTTTCTGCGCAGCTCCGTAAGGTAATCCTTTTGGTGGAGTCATCATCTCCGTCCCTTTCTTTTCCTTTTGCCTTCCGCTTGCTCACCTTTTGTGAAACTAGTCGGTTTTCGAGTTATCCTTGATTTCATGAAGACCAACCTCTTGCTTCATCGCATCCGCGATCACCTTGCGCAAAGCCGCCGACCGCGAGGTGTTTCCGCTTTCGAGTGCTTTTCGCTTCAGCCAGTCAAGTTGTTCTTCTTCGAGTTCAAAGGATGCTGTCTTCATTTGCTCACCTTAGTTACTTTATTACTCACATCTGTAAGTATTATAGCTCGTATTTATTGAATGTCAATAGGTGTGAGCAAATTGCTCACCTATTTTAGTAAGGAATATGCTAAATTGTGTAAGTATGGAAAATAATATAAGTGAGTACATCGTAAATAAATTGAAAGAAGAAAACTTGACTCAGGCTGATCTTGCCCGGGGTACAGGAATGACCACAGGCGGGGTAAGCATGCTAATCAATGAAACTCGCAAACCTAGCCCTGAATCACTGCTGACTTTGGCAAAGTTTTTTCGGGAAAAACCAGAAAAACTTTATCGAATAGCTGGATATTTACCCGAACCGACTGAAGGGTCGCCAACATTGGAAGAGATAAATTATAAAATTTCTCTTTTGCCAATAGAAAAACAACAAATTATTTTGGATTTGGTTGATTCAATGATTGATAAAAATATCCGACAGATTAATGGGCAATCTGCGGAACAAAAACCATAGTCCATAGAAAAGAGCCGTTACCTTGATACCCAGGGGAGAATGGAATAAATTATCCAAAGAAGAAAGACGTTATATTTCAAAAACTATCGATTTAATGTTAAAACCGAAATTCAAAATCGATTTTATAATTCTTTGGGAATTATCTACTATTGCTTCACTGATTATTGTTCCGCGTTCTGAAATAGGTCCTTTGCTTTCTCTGGGAGTTGGTTCTGTTTTGTCGATATTTATTTGGGATGGGTTCAATTTCACAAATAAATTAATAAAAAAGATTTTTTAGCATGGAGGGAAAAATGAAAAAAATTATTATTTTGGCATTGGTGTTTTCTTTATTGATTTCTGGATGCTCAATAATCCCGGAATCGAAGTCGGATTGCTCAAAAAACAATGTGAATAATTCGATACAACAGTTAGACCGCCTCACAAATCAATGGGCGGATATGCTTTCTCTGGCGAATGAAACTCCTAGAGCCTACGTGATCAATACATTAATAGAACTTGAGCATATAAAATGGAATGTTGATGATGTAGAAGTGCCTGTTTGTTTGAATACAGCGAAAGGTGATTTGGAAAGTTCGATGTCTTTGGCAATTGATGGTATGGCTAAATTTTTGGGCCAAGCTACAGATAATGAAGTGAATCAAAAATTAGGCGCAAGCACAACCGAATTGTCAAATTATCGAACAGAGATAGATAGAATAAAAAAATGCGCTCCTGATTGCACAAAATAGGGCGGGGAAATGAAAAAAATTTATTTGATCTTTATTGTAACGATTTTGTTTTTATCAAGTTGTGCTCCATCCCCCGAGGCAATTCAGAAAGCCATTGAGCAAACCCAAACCGCGATGCCGACAGCAATAAATACAAAGATACCAACTTCTACTTTTACACAACCTCCCACATTAACTCCAAAAGCAACTATGACGGAGACGATTGATCAAATAAATCAGCAATTGAAATCTGTTTTGATTGATGGTATTTCATCTCTTGACGGTGTACAGAAAGTAAATTCTATTGTTTTTGGTAATGGAGAATTTCAAATTGAAGTTGTTACAAATTGGTCTAGCCAAGATCATCAACCTCAAGTTTCGTATGAAATAATGCAATATTTAAGTATATTATGTAATCATTTCAAACAAGATTATTTTTCCTTTATTGTGGGAAATAAAAGTCCAATATTTTCTATTACTACCTATTCCGCAATGAATGAATATAGATATAAATCGTCTACTCAATATGATACTTGTGTAAAAATTGGAAATAAAGATATCTCTTATGAAGAGTGGATTATTGACTCAAATGCAGGGTTTAGATAATCCAATTTCTATTTTATATATTTCAGAGGAATAAAATGAATCTCACATCATTATCTGAACCCACGCAAGAAGAACCAACCCCCGCCACTCCCCAGCCGGCCCCGGAGAAGACCATGAACGATATTGCTGCCTTTCTCGAAAAGCAGACGGCCTATTTGAAGACCATCAAAAATATCCTCGTATTTTTTCTGGTGATCACACTCCTGGCTGCCTTCTTTGCCCTCATCGCTTCGTGCGCCAGAGGCTTGTAATCCGCTGAATCAAAACGGCCCTGATCACTCAGGGCCGTTGCTTTCGATAGCTTCAATTATCACAACTATCAACTCACCTTCACCAGCGCCGGCCAGCCGCGGAGTTGCACACAGATCCAGCCCTCGGCCACCCGCACCCATAGATTGCCGGCAGCGTCGCAGCCGCTCTCCAAAACCGGGCGCTGCGTGCCATAGGCCAGCGTCAGATTTCCTACCTGCGGATTGTTGGTACCCACCCCGCTGCGCACCACTACCCCGCGCAAGGCGATCACCGTCGCCGTATGAGCGCTGGGCTGCACCGGCGGTTCTGGCAGTGGAGTCGGCGCCGGCGTCACAGTGGACGCGGTCAACCGGATGGCTTTGTACTCTTCCTCGCTGCCAATAAAGTCATTGAGGTCGAGGCTCTTGTCTTCCATCCCCAGCACCAACCCGTCAGAAATGCCATCATCGTTGATATCGCCATCCGAAGTATATTGCCAAAAGAGCAGCTTCCCCGTCCAGTTTTTCTTGATCAGCATCGCCTTGATCTGATCCAGCGTGATGCCGCGGTTATACCAGCTCAGCCACAGATCCCGGCCATGATCGACCACGCCGAAGACGAACATGTAGCCCTGGTTGGTATAGATTGCCGCGTCCTGCCCGCTCAACTCCTTCCAGGTGTCCAGGAACCCGCGGATGATCTCGCCAATTCGCGACTGATTGAGCAGAGTGATCACCACGCCTCCGCCATTTTCGACGTCAAGCGCCAGTTTCAGCTCGCCCCGGTCGTCTTTGAGTAGAGTATAGGCATACTTTGCCTGTAAAACGCCCCATTGGTAGTAAGTAATCCCCTTGGGCGGCGCCATATGCAGCCAAACATAGGGCATCCGGTCCAGAATTCCCCTTGCGCTCGTCCAAAACTGCCAGAATGCCCGGTCGGTCGCCTGGCCATACGAAACGCGCACCCCGATGCCGCGGAACCCCGCTGCAGCGACCTTTTTTACATCCGGGAAATAAGTCGTCGTCGGGTCATCATTCCAGGAACTGACATCCACAAACTTGATGGGAAAATCTTTATAGCTTGTCATTCCAACCTCCATACCAATAAAAATTTACGACCCCGCCAGCACGATCGTTCCGTGGATACCTCCAGCGGTTCCCAACGTTCCTGTCCAGGTAAATGCTTCATTTCCGGAAGCGGTGACCTGTTTGAGCGCAAAATACCATCCCGTTGCTGGATTCCACAGAATCGATTGTCCATCGCTGGGAACCTCAGACGCCGATCCATAGTTGTAAATAAAATCAAGCACGATATCGCCAGTGACAACGGCCACAGAATTTGATTCCAGGTAAGAAAAAACAGGTGTTCCGCGAATCGCGCTAACCTGTGATCCAATGAAATGCAGGGATAAAACGGCGGTTTGATCAGCACCATTTCGCACCCAGGCGATGGTACCCGCTCCAATGGCAGGATTACGCGTATATCCGGCAGCACAGTGATAATGAGCGCTTCCGGTAGAGACACAAGTCTGGGTCAGCCCTGATCCATTGAGTGCGATGGATGTAAATGGATTTGTGCCGCCGGCAACATATTTCATCAATATCAGCGAAATATATAAATCTGTCCCGGATTCGATGGTATCTCCATAACTTCCCGAAGCAGCATTGGTGTACTGATCCGCTATGTTAGGCAATTGTTGCAAAATATTGCTCGATGAATAAGGTTGGATGAGCAGATCGGCTATGACCGTCCCGGTTGTTCCGGTGAAGTTGGTCATCGCCATACCGATATCCCCGGTGGCTGAGCGCTGGATTCGACCACTGTCCATTGCATATCCCGGTGTGCTCGAGGCAATAAGTCGGTGCCCGGCGATGACGTTTCCTTTGACTTTTACCGTGTGAAATCCGGTCTTTGCCAGATAGCCATAGGCCAGGTTGGCAATCGAGGTATTGACCACCACCCCGCAGACGCTCACATCACCCTGGATACTCGTCAACTTGAAAAGCGGATCGACGGTCGCGCTGAAGTCGCAAACGCATACGCTTCCCAGATCGACCGAACCGCCGCTGTTGTTTTTTTGCGGATAAAGAGATCGCAGCGCATCCAGGCGCACGTTATTGAGTTGGGCAGCGTCGGTTGCGTTTCCGTTCGAAATAGGGCTTGAAATTGGGTAAGCGGTCATTATTTCACCTCCACAGTATGCTGCAGCGTCAAATCGTTCACGCCGGCCGAGTTGTCATCATCCATCAAAAACCGGCAGTAAAGAATGCCGCTGTTGGCAGCAACGCCGGCCGCGGCTCCCCCAAACAGTCCCCCCTCGGTCAAATGAAAGGCACCTTCGCTCGCCAGCAGAAAGACGCTCGAATAGGTGTAAACATCCCCCTGGTAGCATTCCGTCATTGGCTTGCGGATGTGCTCCGTCTGCAAGTGCACGTCCGAGATGGCTGGAGCGTTCGTTCCCGTCCCGATGGCAAAATAGGTCAACCCAACCGTTTCTTGTCCACTCAGATGTCGGGCGATGAATTGTTTTCCGGCCGTGGTCACCATATTGTGTGACTTTTTTTCATAGACCATTCCTCCCAGCCGCATGGCTTCCTGGATAGCCTCATTCAATCCCATGCCCCGTCTCATCTGCAGATACGGGATCAGCCCGGGCTGAAAAGCGCGCAGGACAATGAATCCTTCTGGCTCGATTTTGTCAGTTACGTTGATCGTTTTCATAATTCCTCACTCATCCCCAGCGCGAAAATCCCCAGGGCGCCGTGCCCCACAAATAAGGCCCCTGGCTGTGACTGACGGTACCGCCCGCATCATCCACTTCGACGACGTCGGTAAAATCCAATATCCGGTTGATCACGTCGTCCGAATTGACCTCGTTATCCGTGACCGTGGTAACTTTTTTCAGGGCCAGCATCCATTTGATCAGGTCGTTTCCCACGGCGCCCAGGCTCACGCTGGCGACAAAATGTCCGCCGATTCCGATCACCGTGCTCACGCGCTGGATCAGAAAATCTCCGCTGATATGCCGCACCGGCAGATTGATGGTCATGGTCTGGCCCGCTCGCAGGCCCCGCCGGCGCACGTCCAGCGTGATTGTCTGCGTTGCCATGGCATACTGGGCCAGCTCCGTGGCGCAGCGGATTCTGCCCACGATCGGGTCGCTGATCGTGTTGTCATTGATGACCTGTTTGAACCATTTTCCGTAAAATTGATAGCTGTCGTAATTGCGCGCCATCACGTGCACCGGCGTCTCTTCCCGCCCGTCCACTTGGATGGCATCTGCCAGCGTCGGCCAGTAGTTTTCCTGCTGCAATTTTCCCGTGCTCTCAAAATAGTAGACGTCGCTCCGGCTGCTCAGCACCTCCGACCCGCTAATCACGTTGAGCGTTGTCCAGATCGGCATGTTGACCCGCGTCGAGGTGGAGTTATTGGCCGTCCCGCTCCAGGCATACCCTGTTCCCAGGCTTCCGTCGCAATAGGCGGTCGGCCAGGCGCTCTTTTCGGCCTGGGCGCCATCGAAATAGGCCGCTGTGCTCGAATCCGTGGCCTTGTTGCGCAGTTCCACCCGCACGCTCAGCGTGGTCGCCCCGGAGTTGATATAGGTCGCCGTCAACTGCTCCCAGCTCCCCGTCTTGCGGTTGACCGTTTCAGCCAGCGTGACCAAATTGACTGTGTCGTAGATCGCAATGCTCACCAGCCCCAGCGTGGCCGCGTAAGCCATGACCTGCACGCTCAACGCCTCCCCTGGGGCCAACGAGAGCGTGGCGCAGTAAAGCATGGCCATCGCCGTTCCGGCCGTGATCTTGGCGCATTTTGTGCCATATTTGTATTTCATGCTGTCCTGCGCCCAGACCGCCGCGCTCCCCGCCTGCAATTGCGTCCAGCCGTCCGTGATGTTGCTCTCGAACGACGGATTGACGATCATGTTGGTGGTGGCTCCCCCGTCATTACGCCGCACCGCGATTTCAGAGGCCCCGTCCCACGGTTTGAATTTCTTGTTCATCGTCAGGAGGGCGTTCAGACCGATCTGCGTGAAGTTGACCGTTTCATTCGCGCTCAGCGAGTTGCCGCCGATCAGTTCCACCACGTTGACCACGCCGTCGGCTTCCTCGTTGACCACCACATTCTCGGCCAGGCAGTTTGCCGTGTCCAATGGATTGGTCGTAATCCCGAACGGCGCAAAGTATTCTTCTGCGCCAAAGTAATGCAGTTTTTTTGCATAATCAACGTACCAGTTTGCCCCCGTTTGCTCCACGATCCAGGCGATGATGTCCTGCACCGACTTGCTGTTGAATACCACCCGCGGCAGCGTGCGCAGCGAGACCGTGAAGCTGGTAGCATCGTACCCGCTGAGCTCTGGGCACGCCGCAAACACGGCCGCCAGAATGGCAATATCCGTCGTCCCGTCGTTGAACTCGCCGGTGAAATACACCTTGGCCAGATAAGCCCCATAGTCTGAGGATCCGGTTTCTACCCGGTTCTTGGTCAGGTTGGTGTCCGCGCTCTGCTTCTTTGTCAGCAGATACCCGCCAAAAAGAGGAACTGCCCCCCCGCCGCTTGTGTCGTTCAGCACCACTTCATCCCAGCCGGTCAGGTCAAGGGCATCCGCCTCTTTTAGCGTCGCTTCCAGCGTGTCCAGGGTGGCGTTCAGCTCGCTGGTGATCGTGGGTGGCGCGCTCTCCACGTCCAGGTGCGCGGTGACGTCCACCCCGTTGATGATCAGTGCACAGGCCAGTCGCTCGTCGTCGCTCATTTGACCCCTAACTGCAGATGGAGCTTTTGGATGATCTTGTCTGCCACTTTATCCGCATCTCCAGCCCCCGACACGCTGATCTGGATGGTTTCATTATGGATGACGGTTCCGCCCTCCACAGAATTGGCAACATTTTGGATATCCTGCAATCTCACGACCTTGTCTTGCGAGAGCACGGTTCCATCCATCCCCGGGAAGAACGGTTCTGGCCCGCTTTCTCCCACCATGTACCCGATTCCGGAATAAACTGGGCCGCCAGCAGCCCGTTTGGTATAGCTATAACTTCCATCCGGGTCTTTGGTGGCAAGCCATTTTTGGCCGCTATTATCCGTATATTCGTAACTTCCGCTTCCCGCCTTCGTGGTGGTGGTGTCGGGTATCGATTGCCCGATATAGGGAACTCCTGAATAGCTGGTGACTACTTGATATTGGATGGTCTTATCTGGCAGGGATTGCAAAGGCAGATTCGCATCATAAAGAGCCTCTAACATTTTTACTGCATCTGCCATTACGATATTTTTCTCATCAAGCGCTTGTTTTATTTTTAATGTTTTTTCTGCAAGTTCATAATCTGATTCACTTAAAATACCCATGTGCCTAGCTAATTCAAGTTGTCCTTCTGCATCCAAGCTGGAAGCAGCGTTTTGATAAATGATCTGAGCGGTCGTTGCTTCGAGAGCTTTTTCTGCTGCCTCTTGCTTGGCCTTGTTTTCATCCAGCGCATTATTCAGCGAGGTGATTGCCCCAGGGCCGGCCTCGAGCGCATCTTTTTCCTTTTGCAAGGCGTCTTTGGTTTCATTGATCTTGGTAGCCAGCGCCCCGTTTGTGTTTCCGGTGTCCTGCATTTGCTGTTCATAATCCGCCAGTTTTTGCGTCAATTCAGTGATTTTCGACGGCGCCGTGGCATAAACGTTCTGCTGCCACTTCAAAGACAGGGTCAGTTTGTCGTTTTCGGTGGTCAGATTCTTTGTCGTAGAGAGATAAGTTTCCTCGGCCTTTTGCAAAACTCCGCTGATGCCGGCTTTTACGGCCGCCAATGCATAATCTTCATCCAGCAGAGATTTATTGATTTGATCGGTAGTCATCGAAATTTTATTACCGGAAGAGGAGAAGTCGGTCGCCCATCGATCCGTATAATCCAGCATTTTTTGATAATTTTCGATGAATATTTTTGCAGTGGAGCTGGTCCCGTCGGCGATGGCATAAAGCTCGTCTTGGGAGGTGGCATTCGCAACGGCTGCACTATATTGATAAGAATTCGTCCATGCCTCTAACGCTAATTGATCTAGGTTGGTCGATTTGATATTATCGACGATATGCCTGTCTTGACTTGCCCAGAATTCATTCCAGGCTTTTGCAATGGGAACAAATTGCTCTCCGAGAACTTCATTCAGTTCTTGTTGGGCAATTTTCAGATCTTCAGTGCCATCGCTGGCCGCGTTCATGGCAGCGCCGGTACCGCCCACTTTGGCATTGACGGCATCAAGGATGACTTCCTGCGCTTTTGCCAGTTGGTTGGTATCCACAAAGCCCTGGATAAGCGTTTTTTGATCGTCTGTGAACTTGATGCCAGCTTTTTGCAATTTGGTCAGGCTTCCGACCGGGTCGTTCAACGCCATCCCTAGCGCTTTTGTGGAATTTTCCAATCCGCCGAAGGTGGTTGACATATCGATGGAAGCCTGCATGGCCTTCGGGAAGATCGTATCTCCAATGTTTTGATAGGTCAGCATCAAGGATTGGGCATTGATAATATTGTCGTCTTCGATGCCGTTCAATCTCGAAAGTCGATCAGCCATATCCATCAATTGCGTGCCGGTCAATCCAGACTGATCGCCCGTGGCCTTCAGAATCGCATTTTGTTTCGCGGCAATGATGTTGTAATTATTCGACTCTTTTTCAGCCTCTTTGGCCCATTCGATGAACTTTTCTCCGGCTTTGACGGCAATCGTCAGGGCGCCGGTAGAGGCCAGGCTAAAACCGGTCAAGGCTTCGAATCCAGAACTGAGTTCCTTTAGGGCATTCTTTGCATCTTTTTCCCCCTGCCCTTTTTTGATCGTATTGATGATGATGTTGATCTGCTTGTCGGTATACATGGTTGCCTACCAATAAAATTTACTTGCCTGAGCGATGCTTATAGTTCATTTGCCGTTCGAATCGTGCAAAATAATCGTCTACCGTTTTTTGAGCTTGTTTCATCTTAGGCAGCCCATTCATCAATGCATCGGTCGCATCCAAAATGTCGTTAGGCAAATCGTTCACTTCCATCGGCGAAATAAATGGGCCGCCCCAGCACTGATTGATTGTCTTCGCCCGCAAAATATTGACGATGATCGGATCGCTCGTCTGCCCCCGCTGTGCCAAATCCAGGAGGGCAGACTCGATCAGTTTTTTCTTTGCTGCCGATATTCAGATATGAGCTCCAGCGTCTTGGCAAATACGAATTCACTCAATTGTGGATCGTTCTTGGCCGCGGATTGAGAAAATTCTTCGACCTCTTCTGCCGTGATATGTGTTTCGGTATCATTCCCCTGGCTCCAGATTTCTGAGTACCAATGGTTGAAAAGATCGTTATCGGCTTTTATTTTTTCGAGAAGTTGAGCAATCTCTTTTTCTGCTGCATCGAGATCGTTTCCTTTGAGCTTTTCTTTCTCGGCTTCGATCTTTTTCATCTGCTCAATGGCATCGCTGTACTCGATTCGGGCGACTTCTCGTTCGATCAGCATTTCTCGCGAAGGGTTGACCCAGACCTCGAAGAATTGCCCGGTATAGGCGGCGTTGTAATCTCCGAGTTCAAGCCGTTTGATAATGACGGGGATTTTTATTTTCATGCGGCCTCCCCAATTCCGGCCATATCGGTGATGCATTTCGTTTTCAGCAGGGCATTGCCAACCGCATCATATTTTCCATGCAGCACCAAAGTATCCAGCTTGGTGCCCTGGTCATCAGAAGCCATGGCAACAACGTCCTCGATATAGCCGCCGAGGTCATACTGCAAGAGATGATTCACCCCAGTGCCGATGACCGGCCCATTGAAGGCCAGGCGTGCAGTCCTGAATTGACCGGTGGCAGCGCGCAAGGCTTCGCTCACAGTTCCGCGCTCAAGGGTCAGCGAAAGTAAAAAGCTCACCGGGCCCTGCTCATGTTTGGCAAAGGTCTCGGTGGTCCCGCCATTGCTGAAGCTGGGATGTGCCCCACCGATGATTTCCAGTTTCCCGGAACGCATCAAATGAGCGACTTCCGTGGTTCCAACGCCGGCCCAAGAAGTATCCAGCCATAACCGCGTCAGGATGGCATTCAGATACGTCAACGGAATCGTTTCAACAGAAGCGGTGTAAGTCCCGTTCACGTTTTCGCGTCCGAACCAATCCACATCCACCTTTACCGGGTGTTCCCCGCCGGATTGGTTGATCGACCAATCAAGCGTGAGCTTTTTGAACATGCAATAGGAGGTTTTCACCGGCTGTTGGCTATCCCCGCGTTCCAGGCTGATCGAATCAAGCGCGTTGTCGCCGGGATCCAAAGAGGGAGTATTGTCATACTCGAAATCACCCTCCCCTTCAGTCTTTTCTGTCGGGGTAATACCGCCTTTGAGCAGCAGCGAATGGATGAGCGGGAATTGCTCGAAGAAACCATGAGACCAACTGAAGGTGTCTTCTACCAATTTCCCTTGCGTCACAACACCGGTAACGTCCACGTTTTTCCCGATGTCATAGGGGATTGCCGTAGGCTTGCTGTCAGGCTGAATTTCTTTTTGCTCGATCGGCAACAGAAGGCTGGCTGCCACCTGCGTTCCGTGTGCATTCGGGGCCTCGACCCCATATTGAACTTTACCAAGTAAGATAGTCATTGAATCCTCCGATTTGTTATTGACTTTTTACAATTAATTTCCCGTTCAGGTTTTCAGAGATCTTCCAATCCGCCACGATGCCCCAATGAGGGATTTCAGAACCGTAGGTCAATCCGGTCATCGTCAAAGCGGTCAAAGCGAATTCGATCACTTTCCCATTCAAAGTAACGTTGTTTGCGGCCGCAATCAGAATTTTCCGATAGAATTGCCACAAATTGCCCAGGTTCGATTTTTTATTATCTTGGGTGAGATGGAATTCACTTTTCCCAGTCCAATAAAACTTACACGGGCCGCCCTCTGAATAAACGGGTTTTTGCTCTTCCGGGTTGACGAAATTAAGCACGCACGGAGTAGAGGTGATCGCTTCCGGGGTTTTATTGAATTCATAGACCGTAAGTACCTTTCCCTGCCCATCGCGGATGCTTCGCCAACAGGCGGTCATCACCGGGCCCCAGCACTCAACTCCCCAAATCTCTTCAGACGGCTGTTGTCGGATTGGCATTTCCTAAATCCTCCAGCATCATGCTGATGCCCGCTTCGATAATTTGATAAACATCTTCCCGCGTCGCATCCGATACTCCTTTTTGCACATCCTGCGGTGGAATCCCATTGATTGCGATATGCCTGGCAATCACAAACGAAATCTGTTCCACCTCGCTTTCGGGTGGATTGATCTTCTCACGCACCCAATCGGCTATCTGATCGGTAGAGGGCATCTCTTTTCTGGCTTTCCCGTTCCGATCTGTCCATCCCCAGCGGCTTCCATTTAGGAAATATCCCCAAGAACGCGGCCCGATCACTGCCTTCATCGATCCAATGCCGTTGTCATAGATTTTGCTGACAATTCCATTTCGCACGGTGATGGATAAATAGCTGGGAATTTGCTTTCGATACTCCCGCGAAACAACACTGGCAGCCTTTTTTACATACGGACGCAGATACTCGTTTACTTTCAACGAATCCAGATCGCTGATCTGTTTCAGCGCCTCTTCCATTCCGTCGATTTGGACTAATTCTTCGTTGTACGAACCCTCTGCCATCAATACACCTTGATTGAATAATGTTTCCGTACTTCTTCCATCTGGTTGGGCGGGAACTCAGAGAAATAACTCGCCTGACCGGTTTCTGCGTTCCCGGTTCTGCCCTGCCAGCCACTGCGTGCCTTCATAATCATCAGCCCGGCGATCTGCCGGCACAGATAATTAACATCATCAGGCACCAGATATCGGCTCACTTCGCAAGCTTCATGCGCGGCTGCAGTCGTTCCGTTCACCCCGCGTTGGATCGCAAAGGTGCGATAGACCCGGATGGCGCAGTTGTCGGCATGCACATCGATCAGGGTATCGTTCCAGCCCCGTGCCACTACCAGGTCGTTCCCGGAAATGCGCTTGATCAGCAAGTCCTCATTGTCCAGGGCCAGAATCTCCCCAACGTGGAACTCGCTGCCGTCATCCACTCGGATGACCTCGTCGGTCTCGTCGATTTCGCCGTCGATCAGGGAGGTAACGCTGACCGGTTCGGGTGACCCCTTGGCCCCGGCTCCTGCCGTGACGAGGATCTGTTCATCCTCGATCAGCATCACCATCCCCGTATCCAGACGCGCCCCATTTTCAACCGTGATCTCCACGGCATCCAGCGTCAGCGAAATGGCATCCATCAGATAACGCACTTCCTCATATTTGCCCCACCGCGCCGTGATGCTGATCTCGCAGCCGGACCAGCTTCCGCTATTAGGCTTGATCAGGATCGCAGGCCCATGCATCCACGGTGCGCTGCTAGGGAACAACCGGTAATCCGTTGTTGCCACGCCATTGACCAGCACCTGGATGATGTTCAGCATCGGCCCGATCTCGATCGATCCATGATGCCGGCAATGGAATACGCGCGTATCAGAAACCGGGATAAACGCCCCGATGTCATGCTCGATGGTCACACTGGCCGCGCGAATGCGTTCCAGCACGCTTCCATCGTCGCCGGCCAGCGCCATATCCGCGATCACCTCACCCAAAGTGCAGTACACCTGTGCCTGATCCATGCTCACCTGCTTTACTGCGCAGCGTTTTCCGGAGCCGTCGGGGCATCCGCGGTCTCTTTCTTGGCCTTGACGGATTTCGCCGGGGCATCCTCAGCCTTTTCGGCTTTCCCGATCGCCACTAAGACCCGAATGTCCTTATCTTTTTCTTCGGCATCGATGATATCGCCGGCGTTGACCGCCTTCCCCTTGTAAACGGTGTTGCGTAAAACTAAATATTGTGCCATTTCAAACCTTTCTACTCGATATCCGGGCGGAGCTTATCCGCCCGGATTGATTCACGATTGCCAGGCTTACGAAACCTTGGCATCCAGCATGGCGGCGAAGGATTCTGGGTGGCGTACGGCCACATCGCAGAACTGATGCACGGTGATGCGGATGATGCCCTGGGTATCCTTGGCATACGGGTTGACCAGCAAATCCAACCCGCCCCACATACCGATCAGCAAATCTGCCCAGTTTCCGAAGAAAATGGCAGAAAGGCCGGTACCGGTGCTCTTGGTCAGAGAGTTGCTCACCTGATTGGTGACCAGCGCTTTGTAACCGTTCAGCGGGGTGTCGCCGGCCTGGTCGTTCCACATGAAAGTGGGGATTCCGGAGACCTTGGGGGTGCCTTTTAGGTACCCGCGGGTGACGGCGTTGACGATATAGGCCAGAGAGCCGATATCGGCATTATCGACAGCAACCTCTGTCTCCAGTCCGATGATGTTGGCCCAGGTGGGAGCTGCCCCCGTGGCCCCACCGACGACGGAACCGATACCTGTGACGCCGGCAACGCCCAACGGGCTCGGGCTACCGGATCCATGCAATCCCAGAACGCCGATGCGAGCGCTGATAGATTTTGCCAGGTCGTCGCGCAGGAAGGTTTCCACATCCACGCTCGACTGCATCATCAGCATGCGACTGTATTCCGAATAGGTGGTGACTTTCTTCGGGCTCATGGTCACCTGATCGACGCCCGGTTCGCTTTCATCGCCAGCCGTGGTTTCGGCTTTTTCGCCGGGAGCAGTGGCGCTGGTTTTACGTGGGATGGCAATCTCACCCACCAGACCGGTCAAGAAGGTGGCGCCGGCCTGAGCGAGCACATTGCGCGCCCGCAAAACGTCGATCATGCTTTCCGCATGCAGTTCGGTTGCGACCAGATCGCCGCCACCGGTAGGCGCACCTACATTCATTGCGGCGCGTTTCTGCCGGGGAGCAGAGAGAACATCATACGGAGCGATGAACCCTTCTGGGGTGACCCCCATACGCTTGGCGGCAGCCCTGCTGGCTTCGCGCTCCAAACCGGCTTCGCTCCAGTCGTTGCTGGCGGCCGCACGGACGGCGCGTACCAGGGAATACTTCTCGATTTCTTCAGTGCTCATGCCGATATTCGGGTCTTCACGGCCTTCCTGACCGGGAACAGGCACCAGAGACTCGGCGCCTTCGAGAGATTCAAGACGTTTGGCATCGGCTTCCATGTTGGTAGCCTTTTCCATCAGGCTATCGAATTGACCACGCTCTTCAACGGTCAATTCGCGTTTCTCGTCGGATGCCTTGCTGGTGATTGCGCGGGCCTGTTTCAAAACCTCGGCCCGTTCTTGGCGAATTTCACGTGCAGTTGTTTTCATAGTTTCACCTCGATAAATAATTTTTGAATACCGATAAACGCCTATTCGGCTTCAGCCAGATAGAGCAAACGCATCAAAGTGGAAAGCGGCACCTGCCGTTCTTCAACTTTGTCTTCCTGCTTACCCTCCAGGGTAGACAGGTTTTGCCCAAAACTTCTCAAAGCCGCTTCAGCAGCTCCAATTCGAACGCGGTCAGACTGGTCGGCTCTCCCCTCCTGCGCCCGAACAATGGACATACCCAATTCTTCCAGATTGATTCCCATACCCGCCATGGCATTGCGCGCTGCAATACTGGTCTGCAAATACGCCGGGTAGGTGACCGGCGAGACATCGAAGAGCTTGACCCGGATCAACGTTCTGGTGATCATTCCGGGTTCATCATGCCAGTCGTCTTCCAGAGTTTCGAAGGCAAACGACATTTGGTTGATATCCCCGCGCCCGATCAAAACCGCCAGATCGTTGGCAGCCTGTGTCTCCGGGAGCGTGATCTTGATCTTCAACCCATAATCGTCTTCCGCAAGTTCGAGCGTCCCCGACTTGTTTCTCCCCAGAACGATATTTGGATCGTGATTCATCAGCGCCCGGATATCATCCGAGACGATACTCGAGACGAACGCGCCCTTCTGGATTTTCTCGACGAATCCGCCAAGGTCCTGGCTCAAAACATCGAACACGGCCGCATAGCCTTCCAGAACGGTCGGTTTTCCCGGCTCATTTTGAGCAACGCGCAACTCCTTTGCGGTAAATTCACGTACTTCACGTCCTGTGATTTTCGGATAGTTTGCCATACATCACCTCACCAATAAATTAGGCCGCTCCGATCATGCATTCACATCCATCATGTAGCGGCCCGTGATGGATATCTGTACCCGGAGTGAGTGGAGATTCCACGCCATCGGGTTGAAATGCCTCGTCTTTTCGGACAAAAGCATCATCGATGCCGATAATTTTTCCATCCAGTGGGCTGCAATAATCGCAGGCCCCCCCATACGAGAACCAGCGGATGCTTCTGACGCCGTTGGTCTTATAAGTGTGATAAGACGTCGCGTTATTCATGCGCACGCTTTCATCTCGCGCAATTTGTCCGGGACGGTTCTCGTTCCATCCCTCGAAAGACTTCCCCAGCGCATCCATCGGATCGTCGCCGTTAGTTTCGCATTTTTGCATCAGCCCGCTGATTGAATTCTGGCTTTTTGTGCCATGGCGCGAAGCATAACCATCCACGTAACTTCTCAAAAATCCATCCAGCCGGTTTTGATCTTTTTGCGCGGAAATCTCATCGTTAGCATCGTTGGCGACCATATCCCCGTATGACATCGCTACCGGCATCATGATCCGCTTCGCTGCGTCCGGGAAATCGCCTCGATAAAAGCTGTTGAGTTCATCCGCAAACTGCGAATAGCCGCGTTGTTTGAAGCATCGCTTGGCAATGGCCAGCACATCCTGCGTTTCTCGTTTTACCAGGCGCGTGGCCGCATCCTCGAACATACCCCTGCAGGCCCCGATCAACTGATGTCGGCTGCGCACGCTCCTCAAAGTGGCGCTTCTGACCATGATTCCGTTGCGATATTCTTCTAGAGGATTGATCTCTCTGATCTCTGTTACTCCCGTTGGCAAGGTTCGCAGGGAATTTCCGGAGTTGAGCTGATTCAACGGCACCATATTCAACGGAGCCAGAATAATGTCGCCATTTTCGACGTCATTCATATCCTCTAACTCACGAATATCATTGGCACACAGCCATCCGCCCTGGCGTCCCACCTGGTAAGCTTGATACCGGCTCAACATATCCCCACGTAGCAAAGCATTGACCACGAACTTCGGGAAATACAACTTTCGCTCTTTTGCCGTCAGCAATTGCGTAGCAATGGCTTGCTCGAAATTGGTCAACCAGGGCATCAGATCATAATTGACGAACTCCAGGCTCTGATGCTCGATGTTGTTGTTGGTCGACCGGCTCAATTCCGCGATCATGTGCGGTGGAATCCGATAAATACGCGCGATCTCGTTGAGCTGGAAGGTGCGCGTTTCGAGAAATTGAGCTTCATCATTCGGGATGCCGCTCTTATCGATGGTGGTTCCTTCTTCGAGGATGGCCGCTTTATGTGCGTTATCCAGCCCTTGGTGCATCTCATTCCAGCTCTCTTTGATATGTTTATAAGCATCATCAGAGAGTGTTTTCGGGGTCAACAGCACCACACCGGGCGCAGAGCCATTCCCGAAATAGGCGGCGCCGTATTTTTCTGTTGCCAGTGATAACCCGATGGTTTCTGCATGCATCCGAATGGGGCTTCTGCCAATGATCCCTTTCTGGAACATCCGCGTGTGAAAGATTCTCTCTCGTGGAACGCGCACGAAGTCATTTCCAAGTTGGGGAGGCAATTCGATCACATACCATAGCTGGTGAGTGTTCATATCTCGCCAGACAGATGTATTCATGGGGTTCAATGGCAGGAGTTGAGTGATCGTTCCATTTCGATCCCACTCCTTATAGGAATAATGGTTCCCCATTCTGGCCATATCCGCAAATGCGGTGACGCGCCAGTCATAAGAACTCATCTCGTCGTTGGGTGAAAGATGCAGTAAATCATAGAGCGGGTGATTGATGGCCTTTTCTTTCCCGCTGGCAGTGGTCATATACAAATTCAACGGCAATAGCGCCGGGATTTCAGATAAAATACGGATGCAGGTGAAAACCGCTGTGGCTTGTTCAGCATTCATCGGGGTAACGTTGATGCCGGTCGATGACATTCCGCTGAGTGAATATTCTCCGCGATCTCTCAACCCAGCCATCTTTTCATCGCCGGTCAGCACATCAGCAGATCGGCGATCCATATCCATGATTCGGCGCAATTGGCTCATTTACCCCTCCCTGGCAGACCGAAGAAATCGATGAGGCCAAAAGCCAATAGAATCGCTCCGGTCACGATCAGCATCAACGAGATCGAGCGAATTCCCAGTCCAATTGCCAGAAGCAGGATCCCGAAGATCAACAAATAATCTCCAAAATCGAGAGGTAATTTCTTCAAAGGGTTCTGAATTTTCATAAAGTCCTGATCCCTCTCTTGTTGTAAATACTTTCTTTTGGACCTTCTTTTAGGGCTGCCAGGCGCACCATTGCATTAATCAACGCGGCCAACGGGTCGATTCTATGCCGGTCGTCCTTGTCCTCTTTGCTGAGCTTGATATTTCCGTTGTTATCGGTGATCACTTTGGCATTTGCGAAGGCCATTTTGAGCAGCGGGCTGCCGTCATGCACGATTTTCCCCTGAGTTACCATCGTCCTGAATAATTTTGTCGGTTCGCTCAGTGTTTGCACGCCCTGTCTGATTTCGACGCACGTCAAACCCTTTTTAGCAATGCTGGTGGCGAAGAAGGTACCGTTCCACGGGTCATAAGCCACTTCGAGAACGATCCAGTGATATTTTTCGGCCCGGTCAAACAAATTATCGATGATCACCTCATAATCGGTCACATCACCCTCAGTTTTGCTGACCCAACCATCTGTGATCCAGTCTCGATAGGGGATTTTGTCCGTCTTCTCATGCCTGGTGATAGCCCCTTCAGGCAAATAACCATGTGCACAAAATGCAATCTTGTCCTGATCCGGGAGATAAAACAGGAACGCATCGGCGGTCAGATCAATGGATTTCGAAAGATCGGCCCCATAGATAGCCACGCTACCTTCGGTCAATTTCACAAAGGCTGCCCTGCGCTCTGCCGGCGTCGATTTTTTGATTGGCAAGATAGAATAGTCATCCCATTTTTCCAGAAGGGCGCCAGCATATCCATCATCGCTGTCATAGACCCAACGGTTCAGCCTCTTGATGCGAAACGTCCGAATCTTCGACGGGTCCTGAGAATCGAACGCCTCATCATGCTCGTTTTGCAGGATCCTCATGCCTTCCGGCATCGTGGCGATCAACGGGTTTGCTTTCACCCACACTTTCGGGTCATGTTCGTCGTCATCCTTATCGAGTTCGCAAATGTAGATGAAATAACGGTCATTTTCATTGCTTCCGTTCAAAATAGACTTGCAATAAAGATATTCTTTGAAGCATGGGCTATCTTCCGCGTTGACCCCGGCAGTTGAAATGATGATGATCACATATTGTGGTCGATGTCCGCGTGCTGATTCGAGCAAATCTAGGATCATACTCGTTGTATGAGCATGATATTCATCCACGAATGCAGCGCTTGGGTTGAAGGCATCTTTATTTTTTGTCTCTTTAGACCAGGGCATGAACACGCCGCCCCGGGTCCGATGCTCGATGCGCGCACGTTTGATATTGAGACGTTTCGCTATATCCGGGCTCTTTTTTGCCATGGCACTGGCAATGTCAAAAACGACATGGGCTTGCTCACGATCCACTGCGGCGCAATAAACCTTTGGGCTTTCTTCTTTTTCGCCGACCATGAAATAAAGACTCATCCCACTGGCTAGGGTACTCTTCGCATTTTTTCGCCCCATGAGAATAAAGGCTTTTTCGAACCTTCGATATCCCGTGTCTTTGTAGACCCATCCAAAAATATTTCCTAAGATAAACTGCTGAAACGGCGCCAGCCGAATGGGTGTTCCAATCAACTTCGGGTCGCCTTCAATGTGATTGCAATATCCGAAAAAGTCATACACGCGGTTTGCTTTTTCCTCGTCGAACCTAAACGGGAAATCGCTATCTTTCTGCCTCTCCAAATCATCCAGGTGACGCTTGCATGCCAAATACTCAGAATGACCAGTGATCAATCGGCCTTCTACAACATCGAGAGCATATTGGGTGCAAGGGTGAATCGTTTTATTTTCCATCAATCAAATTTCTCGCCAAATTCGTCCAGAACTTTATCGGCATGCTTCTTCACGAGCCTTGCCCGTGCCGACGGGGTCAATCCCAATTTTTCCGCATAAGAGATCACGATCCGGGAATAAGCCTGCATCGCTTTTAGGTCGTCGTTGCTGATGTAGTCTTGTTTGCTCAACGCCTGATATTTTACATAGGCATCGCAATACATTGCCAGCACTTCGGTGTCCATGTTGTCGAGCAAATCGATTTCCTTCACCGAAGCCGTTACCCTGGTCCATGCTGCCTTTGCTTCTTTCGATAACCAAGCGGGCGGGTAAAGGCCTCGTTTGGTTTTGCGCTTCATCAGCTCCTCTGAAACTTTGCGTGCGGCGATCTCCTCCTTCGTCCAGTGTTTCCCGGAGCCTTCTTCCATAATTTCTGAGGTAACATGCTTTGTAGGCATTCATTTTTATCGGTTTCGATCGGGGAATTTTTCTCACGTTCGACCCACGCACGGTTTACTTTGTGCTAGGTTGTAGAGATTTGATACCCCCTACCCTATGCTTTTGATTCCCGAAGCCGCCGTCGATCGTTGGAGTTTTCTTGTTGTGGCAATGAGCACAAAGTGCGTTGTAGTTACTCTCATCATCTGCGCCACCATCTCTAAGCGGAATGTTGTGATCGCAATGGGTTGCTCTTACAAGTTGTCCAGGGTGGTCGCCAAAGGGATCGCTGCACCAAGGATTTTTGGCGAGGAATGCA